TTTATGACATGGTCTGAATGCCAGGAAAGGGTTAAAGGATATAGTGGTGCTGTTTACAAAAAATTCGATAAAAAGGGCGATGCTGAGGTTTTCATTCAAGGGGCTTCGGAAGTCGGTCATAAAGAATTGGTTCCGGATTACTATGTATACACCGATGGGGCATGCGCGAATAATGGGAAAGAGGGGGCTTGTGCTGGAATCGGTGTCTACTTCGGCTAAGGAGATGGGCGGAATATATCGCGACGGGTGGAGGGGAAGCAAACCAATAATGTTGCTGAATTAACGGCAATACTCGCTGCGTATGAGGTGATAAAGGATGATATTGCTGGTGGTAAAGTTGTAGCTATCGTATCGGATTCGGAATATGCCATTCGATGTTGCGGATCGTATGGGGCTCGATTAATGGGGGAGGGATGGAGAACCGAGGTCCCGAATAAAGAGTTGGTTAGACAATTGTATGAATTGTATCGGGGATTGAACGTTCAGTTCATTCATATACGAGCACATACGGGACTGTCTGACGAACATTCTATGGGGAATGCCGGGGCCGATCGATTGGCAAATATGGCGATTGGTTTGGAGAGTTGTCCTTATGCTAAGAGGTGATTTATTCTGGAATGTAAAAAATACTATATTCTTTTCCATATTTACTAGTAATACGAGTATTCATTTCTAATAAATACAAATATATGTCAAATGGAGCAGACGGTAATGATATAGATATAGTATGTTTATGACCATCACACCTTTTTTGATATAGTAATGTTGGTTTTCCACCTTTGACCATAATAGAAATATTCTTGGGTTTCCAATTATCATTTAATTTCCATTCTTCGTTTATGGTTGGTGTATAAGAACTTCCGTAAAATGTATTTATTTCACTCTGTAAATCATAACGTTCAGGTAATATATGAACAATGGATGTATTGTTTTTTACAATAAACATATAAGGTGATTTACAGTTGAGAACGACATACATATTCTCTGGTATTATTATGCCTTCAACCTCTTCATAAGGATAATTTGTTAGGTCTAATTTATAGGCTTCTCCGTAAACTTCTATTATTTTTTTATTGAAGTTGTGTAATTCTTTGTTTTTATTATAATTATGAGGTAATTTCATATTTGTATATAAACGATTTTTATTAACCGTTTTATCAAATACTAAATAATCCCCATTTTGAAAAGATTGTATTCGTACATACATAGGAAATCCATTTATTATGTCTTGTTCTTTTTCTTTCATTATTTTTTCAACCATTTCTTCTGTGATTTCTATTATAGAATAATGACATCCGTATTTTTTTATGATTTCTTTATTTAATAATGGAATAACAGTTTCAATATCTTCCAATAATGGTATTGATAGTTCTTCTAGATTATAATTATTTGGCAGTTTCATCTTTTTATTAAGAGTTTTTTCATTTACAATTCGATGAAATGCCAATATTGTATTTCCACCTTCGTTAAATAAACAAACATATTTTGGTAATTGAAAACATACTTCGTTTAATTCTTTTTCATCAATTGGTTCTCCACAATATTCATATTCTTCAGGTAAAACCGATTCATCTTCTCCATATGTTTTTAGAATGAGATGATTGAAAATATATATTTGTTTCTCTCTTTTTTCAGGATTGTTTATATCAAATGAATCATCTTTTATTCTCATTTGTTTTGTATGTTTTGTATTTCTATTGTCATATACTAAATACGGATGGTCATATATGTTTGCGAAATAAACATGTTTTGGTAAATCACGTTTTATATGAACTGGAAGTATCCCATTATCCAGATCTTGTAATACTTTTTTGGCTTGTTCAAGTTTGTCTTTTATGGAAACCTTCATAGACTTTATTCCCTCCCATACTTTTGGAAATAACAATGGGTGTCTTTCTATCCGAAAAAAATCTCTTGTTTTGTTTTTTTCTTTATCCCAAACATTGACATTATAATTCATATATTTTGGCATATCCTCTTGGACGATTCCTTCTGGAAGCTGTCTTGCTTTGAACTGTCTCTCATATTTTGTTCCTGGAATAATTCCTTTTCTATTTTGATTTTGTTCTTCACAAGTAGCGAGTCTTAAATTAGATAAGATGTTATTATATGGATCTCTATCAATATGATCTACACTTAATCCACCCGTTCCGCTTCCATTTCTATAATAATTGGTTATAACTTGATGAATACTTAATAATCCAACCTCAATTGTTCTACCATATATATATTCAGTTGAAAACCATGTTATTTTTTTATTTCCATTTATGTTTTTTTCAAAATCTAATACTCTTTTATACGCTTCAGGACATAATTTTGTAAATATATCTTTGCCTCTACAAAATATTAATAAATATATTTGTTTATGTTGTTGGATTATCCATATTGGATTGTATATTTTATTTTTTGATATATGTCCATCAATAAAGCCAATTATATTATACTGTTTTTCTAATACGTCAGTATATTCATCAAAATCACTCGTAGAGAAAGAAGATTGAATACGAATGCCACAAATTTCCATAATATATAATTTATAGTATGGAATTTTCTTTATATTGTTTTTACAAGTATTAATATTATCCGTTTAATTTGAGTAAGCCACACCCGCCATTCCTGACATCACGCGGAGAACATTATAATTTACAGCATATACTCTGACTTTGGCAGTAGCAGTTCCAGAAACGGTAGGAGATGATAATACAAGTTGAAGAACAGCGTTATCAATTCTGGAGAAGTTGCATGACCCGCTTGGTTGGTGTTCCTCAGGTCTCAATGCGAAAGAATACACATTGATACCGGTATCAGGGGCACGGGTGTGATGTTGGTAAGGTTGGACAACATCGAAGTAGGATCCTTCACGCTCAGAGAATCTGTCTTGGCCGTTAAGTTGGAGCTTAGCGGTGACCACTGGGTTTTCACCCCAGCAATGCATGTCAAGGGCAGTCTCAGCAAGAACGAAGGTTCCAGCATCAGAAAGACCAGAGGTGGTGATAGCAGTGGAACCATCTTGTGGGCGGAATGGAAGCTCAGCAGAGGTAGCTCCAAGCCAAGCACCAGCATTGGTTTGGGAGGTAATGTCAACAGCACCAGCCATTTGGAATAAACCAGAGGAGGTGATGAAGGCATTAGCACCAGAAGTCTCAGCAGGTCCACCGAAAGCATGGATGGCGTTAGGAAGAGCATCAATGGAATCAGTGTAGTTAAATGGTTGAGCACCAAGGACTCTGTAAAGGATTTGAGAAGCATCAAGAGATGAGCAGTAGTCAACGTTGGCATCAGGTTGGACAACCCAGATGAGCTCTTTAACAGGGTGATTGAAGTTGAGTTTAATTTTGTTGGAAGAAGATCCGACAGATTCATCACCAGTGAATTGAACTTGTTCAATGAGGTACTCGTGAGGGTTTTGTGCCATTTTTCTGCGTTCATCAGTATCTAAGAAGATGTAATCAACATAGAGAGAAGCAGCAACAAGAGATTGTTGGTAGGCAGTGGTGACTGATTGGGTTCCAGTAACAGCAGAAAGAGTGTTGACAGCCCATAAGCATTCTCCAATAGGTCTGAGGTCAAGGTTGATTTTGACTTCGTGGTATTGAAGAGCGATCAAAGGAAGAGCTAATCCAGGGTTTCTGCAGAACCAGAAAAGAAGAGGAATGTAAAGAGTGGTCTCAGGAAGAGCGTTTCTTGGGGCACATACTTGAGTAGGGGCACCACTAGCAGCGCAAGGACCAGAGATGGCAGCAAAGGTTGGGTCAGTCATGTAGGTGAGTTGAGTGGTGTTTCCAATAAGTTTGAAATATCCACGTTGTTGCTCAGAGCTCATGGTGACTTGGTTCCAGATGTGCATCCAGTCTCCGTATTGACGGTCAATTCTTTGACCTCCAATTTCGACCTCAACTTGGGCAATAAGTTGTTCACCAATGAAGTCTAACCAACGGGCATAGACACCAGGGGCAGCAACACCAGTTGCAGCAGCGGTTCCAACCATAGATTGGTTGATTTCAGGAAGAGTGACCTGAAGGTAAGTGCGGTAAGCAAGATCTCCGTTTCTGGAGATAGTGCAGGTTACACGTCTGCCGAAATCGGCTTGACCAGAGAAAGTCTGTTCAATAGACTCCATGGCGAAGTTGGTATGGCGTCTGTAGGACACCTTCCAGAAAGTAATCTCAGGAGTTCCAGTAAGGAACACGTCTTGTGCGCCGTAAGCGACTAACTGCATCAAAGCACCACCCATGCAAGTTTATATAGTTGCTAAAGAAAATAATTTTCAGAAAAACTCCTAAAAATAAAAAATACCTACATAAAATTAATTTAATTTATTTTTAATTAATTATTATACCAAATTATGTAGGTATCATACCATCGTAAAATAACTGAATAGTTTCAATAGTTTTATTAGAAATATGTTTACTCCAATACTCAATATGGTTTTGTAATATTTCTAACCGTTTTTTCCATTCGGAAGTTTTTATTTTTGGTATATGTAATATACCATTCTTTTTGTTTATTTTCCAACAAGAATCTATTTTATTTTCATTGTTATCAAAATATCCATCCGGATTAAACCTAATAAATATCAATGCTCTATGACCGATATCGCGTGATATTTCCATAAGTCGTTTGTTTTCACAAGAACAATCATAATCCATATGCTGATTTTCATCCACTTCTACAACCAAGACGTGAGAACCTAAATCTAATAACAAATCTGGACGCCGTCGAGAACATCCATCTTGAACTCTTTTATCGGTTATCCATGTAAATGAACTAAAACTCGACAATACAAAATCCACGACCGCTTTTTCTTTTGTCTTATAATTTCTAGTGGTTGGTTTATCCGGAAACAGATGAATAAAACATCGAATACAATAATCATCATATTTATTTGTAGCATATATTTGAGTATCACACCATTCCGACAAACATTTTTTTGCCAAAATATTTACCATCCCCTCTTTTTTATGAGCAAAACAATATAATCCGACAGTTAAACCTTTATTATTGAAAACCGGTCGTTTATCACATCCTATCTCCTCTCCTGTAGGAGTCAGAATAACCCCAAAACATAAATGATGTTTCAAATCCACCATGTTTTCCTCTTTATGCCTACTGCAATATAGTGGTGTTTTTGAACCAACCGCATTATATCCGGCTAATTTATTACATCCATCATAAATACAATATACATGTTTTCCATTTGTCATACCTTCTAACTTGTGTGTAGCGCAAAATCTACAACTTGTATCCGTTTCAAACTTATATGACGGTTGATTTCGACATCCTTCCATCTCACATGTCTTATGTTTGACATCTACCATACCCTCATCTTTATGAGTAGAGCAATATTTACCCTTTATTTCACCATCCACATTATATTGAGCAATACATTTACATCCATCTCGTTCACATCGTTTTCCAGTAACATTCACCATTCCATCCTCCTTATGAACTATACAAAACTTACCCCTGAGTTCTCCATCTGTATTATATATAGGTGTCGTATAGCATGGTAGTTTATTGTCATAAACAAAGGTACATCGTTTCCCCTTGACATTTACCATCCCATCCGTCTTATGGTCGATACATAGTATACCTCCAGTCTTACCTGGAATATTATACATGGCTCTCTTATCGCAATCTGAACAAAGAACATCTACTACATTTATCATACCCTCTAAACGATGGGTAGCACAACAGCTCGCAACCTGACCTTTAAGACCAAAACAAGCGGTCACTCCACAAGAACATTTTGGCATATACTAGCATATAAATATGAAAAAAGTCATTCAATTTTGTAACGGTTGAAGAATGTCCCCCCCTAATATAGATGGATCAAATCGCATACATACCCAAAACATTCTATCAAATCATTTATGATACGGTAACTAGCCAAGATTTCAAACAAAAAACGATTATGGCAATAAGTGTATCCATAGAACTGTATCGTGTCATGGTATCTTCGCTTCTTCTTCTCTTTATTCCCCAAGAATGTAATAGTGATATGTGTACTTTATCAGAGAACATGGATGAACCCGAACGACAATACAAAATCGTGTTCATTCTAAATTATATAACAGTCGGTGCTTTCATTCTGATGTATATAACAGAAATACTACGTGAAGAAAAATTAATCAAACTATTAGAAGTCAACCCCAATATTTCAACAGATAGTGAGTCTGTAGGAAAACGACTCGAAATTTTCGTCCACTATAAAAAAGTACAACTACGAACAGTTGTTCAACATTATCAATATGCCAGTTATTTTGCTGGAACTGTATTCGTCATAAATACTATTTTCAGTTGGAATGTAATCTACCCACGGAGTTTAGGGAATCAGACTTTATTGAATTTTGTCACAAATATTCTCTTTATGATTTCGAAATTGTCGAATGTTCTCACTATTATTCATACGGATCATAATATATTCTTTTCGGCTTATCTTAATACCAAAGTCCAATTCAATGATATCGATCCAAGAGAAATCGTGAAAGTAAATAGGTCATCCGTAAATAATCAAACAGAATTCATTTTATTAAATCAAGCCCCCATCGAAATCCCAATCGAAGCCCCAATCGAAATCCCCATCGAAATCCCCATCGAAACCCCCATCGAAATCCCCATCGAAACCCCCATCGAAATCCCAATCAAAACCCCCGTCGAAGCCCCCACCCTATTTAAGTAAAAGATTGATATCTAAATTGGAATCAATGAATTTTTCCAGATAATCGGCACGAAAAACCTCCTTCTTGTTCTCTGTTTTTTTGCGAAAAACATAAGAAGAATCAACCTTTTTGACAGACCAACCTTTTTCTATAGCATTTGTTATCAGCAACATTTTTTGAAAATTCTTCTTTTTTACTTGTATTTCTTCAGTAGACTGCATATAAATTAGAACACGGTTAAAATAGTGTGTTTTTTACGAAACCGATATAAATAACCCTTTCAAATACCAATTATAGTAGGCTATTTATACTGTAAACCGTAATAAAGGGTTAAAAGATATAAACAAACTATTACTTTTTTCATTATATGAAATCGGCCAAAACGATCGATGAAAAACATTCCGAATTCGTGGCCCAATTCGCTAAAAACCAAACAGAATTAATTCCTAAATTAAGAGAAGACATTGACCAACTAAAACAACGGCTGAAAGGGGTCAGAAAGAATATTGATGATTATATGGATACAAAAGATTTGCTTCATAAAAAACAGAAGGAATTGAAGGGACTGCTAAATGATGAAAAAGATTATTATTTAAATAATTCAAAATACATTTTCGAATATTTCGAACAAAAAAAAGATATATCGACAGGAGGCGGAAGTACAAATGTTCTCCATTCTTTTTTCAAAATAAAATCCGTCGACCCCGAAAAGGCGAATCCATATTCCCAACAATACAATCAATCCCGTAAAACATATCAAGCCTACTGGCGAAATGTCACAAACGATTATATCAATATTCAGGATTATATTGTATCTTCGGATGTATGCGACTATTGTCATATAGGCGAAATGATACCACAAGATGAAGAGGGGATTCTCATTTGTAATCACCCGGCTTGTGGCAAGTTCATTTCTTATATTGTAGATTCATCAAAACCTACGAATAAAGAGCCGCCGAATGAAGTGTCTTATACGGCATATATTCGTCTGAATCATTTCAAAGAGATTCTATCGCAATTCCAGGCAAAAGAGACGACACAAATTCCGGAGGAGGTTATCCAGGCGATTAAAGACCGGATTAAAAAAGAGCGGATTCAGGATTACAAAGAGATAACGTATGACAAAATGCGCGAAATCTTGCGGAAATTGGGATTCAATAAATATTTTGAACACATTCAATATATTAATTCGATATTCGGGGTCAAACCGCCAATTATGAGTGAAGAACTACACGAAACCCTATGTGTTCTGTTTATAGAAATTCAGCAACCATGGGCGCTTCATTGTCCCCCAAATCGCCGGAATTTTTTCAATTATACATATACTCTCTATCAATTATGTGTTCTTTTGGACCAGACACAGTATTTGCCGTATATACCGATGATGAAAGATCGCGAGAAACAGTTAGACCAAGATATGATTTGGAAAAAAGTATGTATGGAGTTGGATTGGGAATTCTTTCCTACAGTGTAGAAACGTGTGAAAAATTGATTGTTTTATTTTTATTTTGTATATTGTACAAAATGAAAATCGAAAATATATACATAGAAGGATTGAATAAAGAACTCATATTTTGGATTGGAACGTCTAAAGAAGACAACGACAATATGATTGATAAAGCGTCGGAAAATGATATTTGGTTTCATGTTAACAATATATCGTCCTGTCATGTTATTTGTAAAATGCCGGGTGCGTTTGATAGAAAAGAAATGAAATATATAATCAAAACGGGGGCTTTATTGTGTAAAAAAAATACAAACAAATTGAAAGGGATATCAAACCTCGTAATTGTATATTGCCCAGTAAAACATATCACAAAAACAAATATTATTGGATGTGTTTCTGTACACAATGGCAAACTTATTACTATATAACCTATGCTTCGCCGATACCAAAACGCATAATATCTTCCCATTCTGTAATATTTTTTTCATTATTATAAAAATAAAGGACTTCCTCCCAGGTTGAATCATTTGCCAACGTCAAATTCAATATATTTTCTATATTGATTTGTATAGCTGAATCATTGGTTTCAAATGTCGATGGGTCGCTAATATTGGGACAACATCCTTTTGGAAAAACAAAAGGAGTATATTTGTGAATTAAACTTCGAAATTGATATACAAATGGTGTAATAAAAATCGAGCGCAACATATTATATTTATTAGCATAATACGTTTAAACCCTTTATGACTATACAAATCTCTCTTCTCGATAATGGTATCGAAATACTGAACGATGAAAATCGATTTGTCCTTGATGGTCTGTTTTTACTTCGCCTTCTTCTAGACCTACCATTGGAACAAGCAATCCTCTCTTACCATATTTAGTAAACTGCCAATCGGTACAGAATGGACGCCCCGCTTGTGTCTCCGCTAAAGCATATTCAGGGGTATATCGGTCTACTAGAACCTTCGCATGAGCCCTCGACATAAAATACATATGGGCTCCCCATAAATCATCTGGATATCCCTGGATTTTCCATTCGGGGGTTCTATGAAGAACCGGAAAATAGTTATTTTCAATAACGTCGAATGGCCATAAATAGCTTAACAACAGAACATCCAACTTTGTTTGGTCATAAAGGTTTATTATTTGTGGGATTTCATCGCGAAGCGATCTCGAAAAGAGGATGTCGTCTTCGCAAACAATACAATAATCGTATGTTGTGTTCTCTACAAAATGTCTCATGGAATCGACATGTTGGAAAAGAGTCGACCAACTCCTTTTTTCAAAGTCGGTTATAGGCTGGTCGCGGACTCTGGGATCTTCTGCCGAAACGGGTCGAACAAAATGGGCGTCTAAACCTATGGCTTTGACTCTTTGGGTCATTCTCTGGCGACGGGCGTCGTCCTTATAATTGACTACGTAAATGGCACAAGACATATAACCAATGGAAACCCATTGGCTTTATTTTCTTTATGACAATATATATGAGTTGTTTTAGTTGTTCCAAATCCATGAAGATGGTAGAAGACCCATTAAAGAACGCAGCGAATAAAGCATCAGAGGTTATTCAAGATATATCAGGAATTATTGTTCAAGTTAAAGAAGTAGTTCAAGACATATCAGGAGTTGTTAAGATTGAAGTAGAAGAGACTGTTCGCGAAAGATCCTCGACCGTTTTTAATGTGGTTGAAAAGGTCATAGAGAACATGGCGGATGATCCCAAAAAAGAGGCTGATAAAATAAAGGCTGAATAAAAGTATATAATTTCTTTCATTGAGAAATTATACACAATAGGGGGTGGGGGTATTTATAGTGGAACAACAGGAAGTCCACCGATGACTCCTAGACCAATACCGGCTCCGGCACCTTGACGAGCAGTTGCTCCCATACTAGGAATGAAAACATCCAATACACTGAAGGTTGCAGCAGCAGTCAAAGCAATGACGACGACTTCTTCTACTTTCAAGGATTGTTTAGGAATAACATAAGCAGCTAAAGCAACGATGATACCTTCCACGATATATTTGATAGCACGTTTGATTAATTCAGAGAAATCGAATCCGCTCATTTTATATTATAAGCCAACAAAAAAAATAAAATGCGTTGAAAAGAGTTAAAGAACATCTGTCTAAAAGAATATAGATGTCGAAGGGTTTTGAAGAAAAAATGGTGGATGGTCAAATCAATCCTAAATATATAGATCTTTGTGACGAAGACCAACCGATTGCTGGACAAAAATTCGCATGTTTGTCTTTCATTTCTCCAGAAAAAATCTTGAAACAGCGTGAAATATTTATGTTCGAAGAATTCCTAAAGCAATGGGATTTCAAAAAATCGATGGACAAGTTTTTCGATTTCCTCCACTTCATCTCTTTCAAATACAGTTTGAATGTGGAAACGGTTATCCAGGATTATACTGAATTCATTCAAGAAGAAGGGCCTAAATTAAAGGAGGCCGGTGTCGAAGACGATTTCAAAAACTTTTTAGACAAAAATGAGGAGCAGTTGACACAAAAATTCCAGAAGACACATGAGTTTCAGACATCTGTTCGCGGGTTGAAGATTCGCGGTGTTTTTCCTACACAAGAAGAGGCAGAAATGAAATGTAAGAAGCTACGTGATTTGGATCCTAACCACGATATTTTAGTCGGTCCTGTTGGTCTCTGGCTTCCTTGGGATCCAGATGCCTATAAGACGGGTCGTGTCGAATTCATGGAAGACGAGCTGAACCAACTTCATCACGAGAAGATGAAGAATGAGGAGAAGGCAAAGGAAGAGTTCGAGAAACGTGTCAAGGAGGCGAAGAAGAAAGCGATTGAAGACAATGTCAAGAACGCACAAAAGAGTGGAAACAAACTTACTCAGACGATTGATGAACAGGGTAATCTAGTAGGTGTTCAACAAACGGTGGATTTCGAATCACGTGAGCCTACTACCGAGGAGGAGACCAAGGCGTATAACGAAGAGGTTTTGAAATACAATCAGGAGAAGGTAGAGGAACCTACGACCCCCTCCCTTTAGCTCCGCTAATCTTTACTTGAAGTAAAGAATTTTTGATATATTTTATAACAACCATTGGATAGGTTATTATAAAATTATAGGTATCTACGTGTTTTGCGTCCGCGCGTTTTACGTCCCCCTGTTGTAGGAAATAAACTACGGAAATGATCTAATGCTTTATGATATTTTTCTTGAGCTTTCAATGTTTTATTATACGCGTCTTGTTGTTCTGGATTAAATCTTAGAGGGTCAAATATATCTTCACTCCCATTACAAAAAGCAGTTGCCTTTTTTTTAGTAATTCTTTTTAATGGTCTTCTTATTTCTGAAATAGGTGTTTCTGAATGTAAAGGGTTTATAGTAGCAGTTTCACTCATTATACATTTTACAAAGATTATGTGTATGGAACTCTTTATTGATAAAACATTGTATCCACTATTCCACTGTAACCACTATTCCACTGTAACCACTATTCCACTGTAACCACTATTCCACTGTAACCACTATTCCACTGTAACCACTATTCCACTGTAACCACTATTCCACTGTAACCAC